AAGAGGAGTGTTCTACTGGTTGTTCTTGTTTTACTTCTACATTTTCTGTTGTTGTTGCTTCCACCTGTTCCGTTTTATTCTCGTCAGACATAATTATAACTCCTTTATTAGTTATTTAATTAAGAGATATATAAAAAAATTCTATTCTTCAATCAAATTTTCCCATTCAGGGTCGTATGGGATAAAGGAATGGCGACATCTATATCCGCCTCTATTAATAAATGGGTCTGTTCCTGACTTTCCTGCCCATCTAGTAGATGACCATAAACTACTGGCTTCTTCCTCAGAAAATACTTTATTGAGGTTATTTCTACAAAAGGGTCGTGTAGTAGCAATATTCGTGCCTGTATATTTATAATTAGTTATCCCTGCTTCATTAGCTTTGTACTTAGTAAACTGTCCGTCAAACTGCATTAAACTATCATGTGCCATTTGACTTGCGTATCTACGCATATTGTTTCCATAAACATCAGAACCATATTTAGATTGTAGTGTTTCTTTAGCAGTAGTGACTTGTGCTTTGATACTTGGGTTGTTGGAATATCTATTCTTATCTATAAAATCTACTAGGTTGTTTATTTCTGTTTCATCACTTCTTTGGTAAACGCCATTTATCTTTGCTCTAATATTTTTAACCATTTGATTAAAGTCTTTGCCTACAATAGCTGATTGATAAACCTCGTTAGCTAATGTGTCTAGGTAGGTGTTTGCAATATCCTCAAACCCACTAAAAGATAAAAACTTTAGTTGGTTAATTACTTCTAGATTAGGTTTTGTTAATGACTTAAATCTTACAGGGATAGGTAGTGGTTTAATAAACTTTTGATATTCTTTTATAACTTCATCATATTCACTACGGATAATATTATCTACTTCCGATAAATAGTTTTCTTCAATTAATCTTTTAAGGTTGGGTCTTAGTTGAATGGCTAGTTGGGTGGTTAGCTTTTCACCACCTGCGGTTGACTTAGTTAAGTCAGCAATAATGTCATCTTCAAGTTTTTTTAGTACGCCAATAACTCTTTCTTCGTGACTATCAATTAATTTGTTTAGTATCTCTTGTTTTGCCATTCATCTTTTTATATATCGGAAATCTAGCAGGTGCAAGAAGTGTGCCTAAGCACACTCCTTTTCTATATATGAATTTATCTGAATAGAATTTTTAGGAAATGCCCATCCATCATCTGGTGTCACTTTCATTAAATTATTTGGGTTTAAATCATCATGACATATAGATGTTTTATATGGGAATAAATTGATTCCCATACAATTTTCTCTTTTGCCATTTTCATTATTACGATATGTTTTCATTACCCAACTATCCTTGATTTTTTGTAAATAATGAGAGTAGATTGTATCATTCCATATTGAGGATGTATGATAAATACTACGATTTCTTTTTGAAGGCACATTCCATTTTACAATATTAGTCATTTGATTTTCTCCTGTTTTATTAATCATTATAAATAATTTATATTTTTTTTATAATAATGCAACAGGAAAAATAGCTATATTTTAAAACCTTTTTTCCAAGATTGTACTGCCCAATAAGCAGGTGATAGGTTCTTTTGACCTTTTACTTTGGCTAATATGGGTCTAAATCTAGCCATGAAACTTCTTTGTCTAGCAGGGATATTTTTCTTTATAGATAGGTTAGGGTCGCCAAATCTAACAACTTTAACATTGCCAGTTGCTTTATTCTTTACATAAACACCAAACTTCTTTGATTTGCTTGGGGTTCTGAATGGCTTATTCAGCTTTACTTGACGACCTCTATAAGTAGCCATTATTTCTTTTTCTTTTTCTTCTTCATAGTAGACTTAGCTGATTTTTTTGGTCTACCGACTTTGCTTCCGTATGTTCCTTTTCCTTGTGGCATTGGCTTATCCTTTCTTCATAATGTTTAAAACATAATAGTTCTAACATACCATATCTATAATTAAAACCTATACAGGCAAATTTACCACAAAAGCATTTCTTTTGTCCATGTTGTTGATGTGTCCAGTTATAGAAATCATTAACTGAAACAGTCTTGCCTTTTACTTCTTCTTTTTGCGTAAGTCTAAGTCGTGTTTCCGACTACCTCTTAGAAAGGAGTTTACTCTACCCATAGACCAAGCCGCCATAGGAACTCTGCGACTACCTGCTGATAAAAATGCACCCTGTCCTCTACGATATACTTTAGCTAATGTTCCATATGTATATCTTTTAGATGCTTTAGCTTTTCTTTGTAAGGTTGCTTTAACTGTAGCAGATAATGGTTTAGCTTTTACCATTATGATTTAGTCCTTGAACGCAACAATGACATTGGGATGCGTTTACCTGCTTTATATAATGCTGATACTCTTTTGATTAAGGATGCTCGTCTTGTTCTCTTTGCACCTTTTAGTCCTGATAGATATTTCTTTGGTACTTTAGTTTTTTTATCTTTAGGAACTCTACGTTTCGGCAACTTCTTCACCCTCTATTGTTGGTGTTGAAAATTGTCCAATAGTGACTGCCTTTGCGTCTATCTCACTATCTATAGTGTTAATCTTTTCATCATCATCTACGACTGCTCTAGTAATCTGTTTATCAACTTCTTTTAAGAAACTATCGGATTGAACGCCACTAGCTTTTGCCATTTGTAAGAATTGTAAGTCGGATGCATAATCTCTAAGGTTAAAGCTATCAGGATAAATGATTTCACCATCAAACTCTCTGCCTTGCCATTCAGCAAATAAGTTCCATATCTGTTCTTCTGCGTTTTGTAAGTAATCAGCTTTCTCCGATAATCTAGCGTTTAATAATTGAAACTCTGTTTGTAATGCTATTCCAGATTGTACTCTATCCTGAGTTGCTCTTACTGCTCCCATATGAGTAATTCTGTTAATAGCTTCTACCTTCATGTTAATATTATTCATGATGCCATCTAATGACTGTGATGATGGTTGGATTAGATAGGGTTTTAAATTAGGCTCTAAATCTTCTGGCATTTCAATAATAGAACCTGCACCTGCACTTGCCTCTACATTCGGTGTCTTAACTAAACTTGGGTGATTAGATAATCTTACTAATTGTTCAATCTCTGAATAGTCATTGTAAATAGCTTTTTGTAATTCAGCTACATCATTAAGGTCAGATATACCAATGCCTCGTCTTTGTGATTTTTGATTATATAAAATTACCGCAGGAACTTTTCCTAATTGGTTTGGCATCTCATCTATAAGCATAGGTTTAGAATTAGAATATCCTTTGTTAAAATCTTTTATTTGGTAAGTTGAAATATCTTCCATGTTCCAAACTCTGATAGTTGCTACATCTTCAAATAAATCTTCTAGTAGTGTTAGTGAAGTTAGAACGTATCTACCATTAATAGAACGCTGAAATTCCCAATTTAAAACATTCTCAGGAGTATATAAACTTATGTAGGGTCTAATATCTAATTGTAATTCTTCTGCTCTGGTTTGCGTTTGTACCGCAGGTTTATCCATGATTGCCCAACAAGTACCATAGATAGATGCATTGACTTGCATTTCTCTAATGACGTTATTGAAAGACCTTCCGTCTAAATCAGCATCATCTAAAAAACTTCTTAATTGTTCATCACCAGTTAATGAACCATAGTTTCTTGTTGGTGGTACTCGGAATAGGAAAGACGAATAGATTTGCACCACATTCTTACAATGATTATCAATAGGGGTATTTTCTGCTCTTTTGATATACTCCTCATCAGTTTCTAGGATGTATCTGTTAAGCTGATAGCCATCTTGATAGTCCTGTCCACCGAGATATGACATTAAATGAAAATGCCAATCCTTAAACTTTTCTTCGTAGTGTTTATGCCTTGATGTTAAAAAATCTCTACTGTATGCCATTAACTCCACCTCTTGGGTTTGCTTGGTGTAAACTGTCTTTTGACTGGGTATAAATATTCCACTAAATATCCTAATGCATCATTCATATGGTCATAATTGTTGTCCTTGTCAGGCACAGTTGTTCCTTCTTTATAAATTTGTCTTTCAATGCTTTTTAACATAGTTTTACAATTTTTGGCAACAAATAATGTTCGTTCACCTATTCCGTTCTTCAATTTAGTATTCACTGCATTTATTCTATCTCTAATCAGTGGATGATTGTTTCTTACTCGTAAATGAAATCCTGCATTTTTTAAGATAGCCAAATCTGTGACACCACCTGCTGATGTTTTTCTTTGCTTTGACGCAGGGTCAGGATAAATAAATATATGCTTATCCTTAAATCTATTTTTGATTTCTTGTACCATTTCGTCAGTATTAGAACTATAGATAACAATTTCTTCATAGAGATAAATATTATTGCCTTTTAACTCACATATAACTGCGGACATTGGGTCTATATTGAAGTCCATGCCAATATGTATTTCATTAGTATCAGGTACATAATTATCCATGACATTCTCTTTTCTATCAAAGTTGTAATAAATCTGTCCTGCATAATTAACAAATGAACCCATGTATTCTTGTTGGAATGTTCGTTCATCTAGGTCTGCTTTAGCTTGTTCTATTTCTTGTGGTGATACCCTGCCACCATCTAAGGTAGTAAATTGAAATGATGCCCAATTATCTGGGTCCTCATCAGCTTTGGTAAATAGGTTATAACTCCAGTTTCCATATCCTCTAGGTGTACCACAAAATAATGCTGAACCATTCCTATCAGATAAAGTTGGTCGGAGTATTTCGTACCAAGTATTTTCTCTAATATCTGCGAACTCATCCATAATTAAAAAATCTAATCCTACACCTCTAAGGCTGTTCTCATTATCAGCACCCCTTAATGATATAGTTGAGCCATTTCTTAATGTGATAGTCAAGTCAGAGTTATTGACGGATTTTACCCATTTATGTGCAGTTAGTTTTTCTATTAAGTCAGTCCAAACAATCGTCTTAGCCATTCTATATGTGGGTGCTACATACCAGACTTTACGTTTTGGATATCGGCTAAACTTAGCTATCTCTGTGACGGATAAAAAAGTCTTACCCCATCTTCTTCCTGCTATGATTGTTCTAAATCTTTTATCACATTCAAGAACTTGTTTTTGAGGGGTACTTAAAGGCACTAATCTACACTAAATGGTAGTGGTTCATTCTCATCAGATACCATTCCACCATCTGATTGACCCAATTCATTCTTGCCTAGCCATATAGCCATAGTTGCATTCCCATTCTCAGCTATCTTCCATTGTATCTGTCTTAGACGTAGTTTTTTCAAACTTCTGCCTTTTGTAAGATATTCGGAATAACTCTTTCTAATAGTCGCTTCATTACAATTAAAGAAATCTGCAATCTCAACATTAGTACAACCAAATGAAGCTAATTTTTGAACTTCCTCCCCATTGATGTTTAGTTTCGGTCTTGCCATATTGTCCTCTTTCTATGCGTAGAGTGTACGCTAATTGCTTTATATCAATAATAGACACTATTAATCAATTTATTTTTTCTGCCTTTTGTCCTGTAAAATCTTCCCATCTTTTTATAATTACATCTACATATTTAGGTTCATATTCCATCATATAGCAGGTTTTTAATTTCTTTTCACAAGCAACCGTAGTTGAACCACTACCTCCACATCCATCTCATACTTTTTTCTTACTAGGTTGGTCATCTAATGCCATAGTAATTAATTCAACAGGTTTCATTGTAGGATGAACTGTATTTTTTTGTCTTTTAAGTTTCCATACATCACCTCTTAGTGTTTGTTGACCTCCAAAATCACCATAATAATAAATTAATTCATGTTGCTTATAATATTTATCTAAATGTTGAGCAGGATTTATTTTATCCCAGACAATCATAGCTTTTGGTTTTCTTCCTATCTGTTCCATAGCTTTTTTAAATAAATGATTATACTGCCAAGAACAGCAGACATACATCGTTTCACAGCTATATAAAGTTTGCGTTAAAAAATCTACGAATGAATCGTCATTCAT